TCGTCTGCCAATTCGTTGTTGCCCAGAGGAGAAAGCACGGAAAATCCTCAGGTTCTTCAAATCTTCATCTGTCCGTATTGCAACCGCACTAGATATTTATAGTATTCACCTTAGGACCCGTTATTCGTAACGGTGGTGATGGGCGACTACTGCCCTAGGATGTTAGGAAGTCGTGCTCCGGAAGGCATCCTTAAAAGTAGTTTTACATTCCTTGTGATATCTTGAAAAGTTCCTGATATCAACTTCTGCCTTACAACATAAACAACTAACCCGAGATGGCGCAATACCTTTATTGTGAGCAGGTTGGCCTTTTCTAGCGATTGATATATTTTTAGCAGCTCTAGCGCGGGCTTCGGCTGGTTGCTCGTTTGTTCTCATTCCCGTAGTGGATTTAATACGTTTTCGCAGAATATCCTTTTGTTCCAATGTCCTTATATATTTTCCTATATTACCACGAGATAATGTTCCGGCTGTATATTTTAGTTCTCTTTCTTTTGCAGCATTTTGTACATTTAATAATTTAAGTGGATCTATTAGTTTTTTACCCTTATTGTGAGGTACTGTGCCTTTTCTTGCGTTAGAAGAAATAAGTCTCAGCGATTCGTACCAATGGCTGGTTATAACATAACGATCTTGATTCCCGGAGGATGTAACAAACATAAATGCCGCTTTTGCCATCTTCATTTTATTTTCGCCTTCGGTCATTTTGGTGAGAAGTAAGTGACATATAAAATGCTCACGAGCAGTTAGTTTGACTAAATTATTTTTTAAATTACTACCACCTAAACTTTTTGGTATAATATGGTGACGCTCGGTATATGTCTCTTTCGGCAAAACTCTTGAGTGTGCTTTAGAAATGATGCTATAATAGCATTTAGTATATTTGTTGTTGATAAATATCATTGCTGATAGTTCCTTATAAACTGTTAGAGTAGTTGGATATCCCCATATCGCGAGCTACACCAATATTTATCAAAATGTTTGAGTTTTACAAATAAATCAAGTATAATAAACTTTTAATGGAGAATCAAAAATGACATCAAGAATGTTTTCAAATGAACAACGTGCTAAATTGACTCAAATTGTAAATGAGGGTGTGAGCGTACTTCAAGAAATTGAAGATTTAAATGCCGGACTCAATGATACAATCAAAGCAGTAGCTGAAGAACTAGAAGTTAAACCCAGTATTCTCAAGAAAGCTATTAAGATTGCCCAAAAGTCTAAATTAGGTGAAACTAATGCCGAACACGAAGAGCTCAATGATATTCTCGAAACTGTAGGTCGTACACTTTGAGTCGTTTTTCTGAATGGCGAAGCCACGTCGGAGATTATGTACGTGACGATTTTAACACTCATCCCGTTCGTTTCTTTTTAGAAATGTTAGGATGGGCTTTTAGTTTAGGTTGTAGTTTAACCTATGCTATCACCGTACCTAATATACCATTTATACCATTGTACTGTGCATTTATCACTGGATGTTTGTTAATGGCCTGGTGTGCTTGGACACGTGGTAGCTTTGGTATTCTTGGTAACTATCTAATACTAAGTATCATTGACACCACTGGTTTAATTAAGTTATTATTACAAAAGTATCTGTAGGCGTCGTCCACCTAAGGACAAGAAGAGCAAGCGTAGGCTCAAAGCTATGCAAGGAACCGTATGAGTTATATTGATGCACTATTTGATCGTGAACACGATCGCATTCACGTTGTAGAAAGAATTAACGGAGAACGTACTTACAAAGAGTATCCGGCTAATTATATATTTTACTACGATGACCCCAGAGGTAAATTCCGTACAATCTTTGATACTCCGGTAAATCGGTTTGCTACACGCAACGGTAAAGAGTTTCACAAAGAACAACGCATTAACTCCGGCAAGCGACTATGGGAGTCGGACATCAATCCTATCTTCCGTTGTTTAGAAGAAAACTATTTAGGCGTAGACTCGCCTAAACTACAAACAGCGTTTTGGGATATTGAGGTAGATTTTGATCCTGAGCGTGGCTATAGTAAACCTGAAGATCCATTTAATGCCATTACAAGTATTTCAGTTTATTTAGACTGGATGGACAAACTTGTGACCATGGTAGTGCCACCTAAGAGTTATACGTGGGAAAGCGCACAAGAAATTTGTAAGACCTTTGATAACTGTTTCTTGTTTGAACGAGAAGAGGATATGCTTAATACATTCCTTGACCTTGTACAAGACGCAGACATACTATCAGGTTGGAACTCAGAAGGGTTTGATATACCGTATACTATTATGCGTATTATCCGAGTCCTAAGCAAAGACGACACACGCAGACTATGCCTTTGGGGTCAATTGCCCAAGCAACGTATGTTTGAACGTTTTGGAGCCGAACAACTTACATTTGACTTGATTGGTCGTGTACACATGGACTATATGCAACTGTATCGCAAGTACACATACGAAGAACGTCATAGTTATAGTTTAGATGCTATTAGTGAATATGAACTAGGCGAACGTAAGTTGGCTTACGAGGGTACATTAGACCAATTGTATAACAAAGATTTTCCAAAGTTTATTGATTATAATAGACAAGATACAATGTTGTTATCAAGACTTGATAAGAAGTTACGATTCCTTGATCTTGCTAACGAACTTGCACACGATAATACTGTATTGCTACAAACTACAATGGGTGCTGTAGCAGTTACAGAACAAGCTATTATTAATGAAGCCCATTCACGAGGCTTAGTCGTACCCAACAGGAGATCAAGAGATGACCAAGGTGATACACAAGCGGCAGGTGCCTATGTTGCTTATCCCAAAAAAGGCATGCACGAATACGTCGGTGCCATCGATATCAACAGTCTCTACCCATCCGCGATCCGTGCTCTTAACATGGGACCGGAAACAATCGTTGGACAATTAAGAACTACCATGACCGACCACTACATTAAAGAAAAGATGGATGGTGGTGCAAGTTTTGCTGATGCCTGGGAAAATATGTTTGGTACATTAGAGTATCAAGCGGTAATGAATACAGAAATAGGCACAGAGATTACAATTGATTGGGAAGCTGGCGGTAGTGATGTTATGAGTGCTGCGGACATATGGCGATTAATATTTGACAGTAATCAGCCATGGACATTAAGTGCCAACGGCACAATATTTAAATATAACACTAAAGGGATTATCCCAGGATTGTTGGAGAGATGGTATGCCGAACGTAAGGAAATGCAAGCTAAAAAGAAAACCGCAGCATCTAAGGAAGATGAAGCGTTCTGGGACAAACGTCAGCTCGTTAAAAAGATCAATCTCAATTCGCTCTATGGCGCGATCCTCAACCCGGGTTGCAGGTTCTTTGACCAGCGTATTGGCCAAAGTACGACACTTACGGGCCGTATCATTGCCAAGCACATGGATGCACACGTTAACGAAGCTATTACCGGCGAGTACGACCACGTGGGCAAAGCCATCATATACGGGGACACGGACTCGGTATATTTCTCCGCGTGGCCGGCCCTTCAAGAAGAAATAGCTAAAGGCGCAATGGAATGGAACAGAGAGATTTGTGTACAGTTATACGATACTATTGCTGACTCGGTTAATGCGTCATTCCCAATGTTTATGGAACGTGCTTGCCATTGCCCAAGAGAGATGGGTAGTATTATTATGGGCGGTCGCGAGCTTGTAGCCAGTAAAGGTCTATTCATCAAGAAGAAACGTTACGGCATACTAATATTTGACATGGAAGGTATCCGTGTAGACACCCACGGCAAACCGGGCAAGATGAAAGCCATGGGTCTAGATTTAAAGAGATCAGATACTCCTAAGGTAGTACAGGACTTCCTAAGCGAATTACTAATGGATGTCTTAACCGGCGCAGAAAAAGAAGCTATTATCGAAAAGGTTAAAGAGTTTAAGTTACTGTTTGCCACTCGTCCAGCATGGGAAAAAGGCACACCTAAACGTGTAAACAATTTGACCAAATATGCAGCCGAAGAACAACGTCTAGGTAAAGCTAACATGCCCGGACACGTTCGGGCTGCAATGAATTGGAATAACCTAAAGCGCATGCATGGTGACAACTACTCAACTAGCATCGTAGATGGTATGAAGACCATCGTATGTAAGCTAAAGGACAATCCAGTCGGATATACAAGTGTAGGCTATCCTACAGATGAAACTCATATCCCGCAATGGTTTAAGGACTTGCCTTTTGATGATTCAACAATGGAATCAACTATTGTAGATCAAAAAGTAGAGAACTTACTAGGTGTGCTAGAATGGCGCATTGCCGAATCAACAGACATCAAAACAACCTTTGATGATCTGTTTAGTTTTGAATAAAAATATTTTAATAACCTTTGACTTTTTCTAAATAATACTATACACTAACAACACTTACGGAGAATATACAATGTTTGACTTTTTAAAAGATATCGTACAACACACTTATGGCCTAGGCGTCATTTCAATGATCAAGGTGACTGGTACTAAAGACACCACACAGATTAATGCTTTTGATCAGGCAACTAAAACAGTAGTACTAAACGCAGAATTTAAAGCACCAATCGCTGAGTTTGTTGGCGTGTTTGGTATGCCTAATTTGGATAGACTTAATACTATCCTTAACATTCCAGAATACAAAGACAATGCTAAAATTACTGTATCTAGCCAGAAGGATCCAGAAGGTAATGATGTTCCGGCCAGCGTTAACTTTGAAAACAAAGGTGGCGACTTTAAAAACTCTTATCGCTTTATGAGTACCGCTGTTATTAACGACCAACTTAAGAACGTTAAGATGAAGCCGGTTAAATGGGGTGTTGAGATCACGCCCACAGCACTAAGCATCCAAAAGTTAAAGTTCCAGGCAATGGCACACTCTGATGCTACTACATTTAGTAGTAAAACCGAAGGTGGCGAACTCAAGTTCTTTTTTGGTGATGCGGCTAGCCACGCTGGTAGTTTTACATTTGCAACAACATCGGGTACACTAAACAAACAACTAAACTGGCCAGTGTCAGTAGTTAATAGTATTTTAAGTTTACCAGGTGACAAAGAGTTTAAGATTAGTGATGACGGCGTTGCTGAAATTACAGTTGACTCCGGACTTGCTGTTTATCACTACATGTTACCTGCACAAACCAAGTAATGACACAAGATAACTTGACTGCCAAGCAGTCAGACTATGCCGTATTCCTACCGGCCATCAGTGGCTTCTATGCCACCTTTGTGGGCAAACAACGTGATCCAGTCAATGGTCCGTATGTAGATCCAGCCCGTTTTCCGCAGGGCTTAACAGATATGGAACAACTCAACTGGCTAAATGACCAGAAGGGCTTATTCCCATATAAGTGGTCGCTTTACTCCGGTGGCCACGCCAACCTTGATCTCACTAAGCAGGACTGGAGTGAGGACATGGTTCGCAATCGCGACCCAAACACGCTAGTACTAGGTGACTCTGGAGGATTCCAGATTGCCAAAGGACTATGGGAAGGCGATTGGAAAGCAAACTCAGGATGCCCGAAGGCCCAGAAAAAACGTGAACAAGTTTTGGCTTGGCTTGACGGTATTGCTGACTACGGTATGATCCTTGATATTCCAACCTGGGTCATTCATGATAAGAACGCTAGTGACAAGTGCGGTATTAAAACGCTAGAACAAGCAGTTGACGCTACTAAGTTCAATAACGACTACTTCATGAAACACCGCAAGGGTGTTGCCAATGGCGGTGCTAAGTTCTTAAACGTACTTCAAGGTGCTAATCATCCCGATGCTGATCGTTGGTATGATCTAATGAAAGACTATTGCGATCCTGTTAAATATCCTGATACACACTTTAACGGTTGGGCAATGGGAGGTCAGAACATGTGTGACGTACACTTGATCCTTAGACGCTTGATTGCACTAAAGTATGACGGTTTGTTAAAAGAAGGTGTCCATGATTGGATGCACTTCTTGGGGACTAGTAAATTAGAGTGGGCTGTATTATTGACAGTTATTCAGCGTAATGTACGTAAGTATGTAAATCCTGCTTTTACTATCAGCTTCGATTGTGCTAGTCCATTCTTAGCAACTGCTAACGGACAGGTTTATTTTGAAAACGTATTTCCAGACAACGGCAAATGGTCTTATCGCATGGCGCCTAGTGCCGATGATAAGAAATATGCCACCGACACACGCAAGTGGTCAGTTGGTGTAGTAGCCGATGGCAAGTATCCACGTTGGGAGGATAGTCCATTGAGCAATATGTTTAAGATGAAAGATATCTGCTACTACAAACCAGGCGATGTTAATAAGAATGGCAAAGAAGGTAAAACAAGTTGGGATTCATTTAGTTACGCATTGTTAATGGGTCATAACGTATGGATGCATCTAACAGCCGTACAAGAAGCTAACCGTAGATTTGACGCTGGTGCTCATCCTGCTATGATGCGTAGCTCGGGTCCGGGTGGCGAATACTTTGAACATCTAGTTGAAGCAATTTTTGCAGCCCCAGATCGTGCTACCAGCGAAGCCATTATTGAAGCCTACAGTAACTACTGGATGGAGATTGTGGGCACACGTGGATTCAAAGGCAAAAAAGCCTTAAACGGTAATGCTATGTTTGATATGTTGTTTGAAGTAGAAGGTGGTCCAGATGATGTTATTGACCCCGAAGAAGAATTTGACGAATCTAAATTAGACGCATTGGAGGCAGAATGAATAGAGCCGGACATGAAGATGTAAGTTTCTTTATTGGCACAGAAGTAGAACATTCGCCAGCGTTTGGACTCAAGACCTTATTCGTAATTGGTGTACAAGACAGTACTCATATTATAAAAAAAGCAGTACAAAATTCTTGTACTCATATCTATTTTGGTGCCAATCAAAGTTTCCCTAATCCAGAAGTTAATGACGGAGATACTTGGCACCCTTGGGAGACAATGGTCGGTGATTGCTTACAAAACGGTTTCCTATGTACACTAGACTTGGACGTCAAGAGTGCCGAAGGACTAATAGAAGGTCCGTTGATTGAATATAATAACTTTATTCCGATGATTTCGGTGAAATTGCCCTATTTACAACTACTAGGATATAATGCTATAATAAAGCTCGACGACAAAGACTTTGCAGCAACTAATCCCGGAGTATGGTGTCATAGCTTACATGATTTAAAAGATCGTACAAAGTTTACGGATTGGTCAAAGTATACTAAAGATGAAGTTATTAAATGATATCAAAAAATTGGCGCATTAAGTTTTTTAACTGGCTGGGCGCTGGCCGATTAACAATAACGGAAGATAAACCACAGGAATATAAACCACAGGAATATCAACCACTATCATATTCTATAGGTAGCGGCGCTTACGGGAACCTTTCATACAACAACACACTACTCAATCAACCAAACTTATCACATATGAATATAACAGCCAGCAGTCTTAACTTTAATGTAGCAAAAGCCAGCGGTGGATGGATCGTCCAGGTAAACACCGTAGATTGTAATGCTATTACCTTAGGGGGCATAGGTCCTAAATCAGATTTATACATCATTAGTGAAGATGCAGATTTTGATAAAGAACTAGGTCAGATTGTTACAATGTCTTGTTTGAAAGCATAATGATGAACCAAGAACAAAGAGAAACAATTGAACGTGTTAAAGAATCAGCTAAACGCTGGGTATATGTAAATTTCCAAAAGGCCGGATTTCATAGATACCCTGCAGCAAGTACTGATCCAGCGTTGTGCTCGGCTGGCGAATATGATGTTTCGTATTTGGCCAATAGACATCGTCACCTATTTAAGTTCAATGTACAGATAGAGATTTTTCACAATGACCGAGAACTGGAGTTTCATCAGGTATTAACTTATTGCGAATCATTATTTGAAAATACCATTGAAATCGATTTTAAGAGTGTTGAAATGCTTGCTGATGATTTATATTTGCAGTTAGCAAATAGATACCCGGGTCGCAATATGAAGATTAATGTGAGCGAAGATGGAGAATGTGGCTGTGTAATAGAATACAATCTTACTCGCCCAGCACAATCAATTGTTATTTAATACCCTCATACAATTCATTAATTGTTATAGAACATTTATTGTATTTTTTACGATTGGAATGCCTTGAAATCATTTGTAAGTTTGAATAATGCCCTATTACTTCAGGTGGCACATTGTTCAGGAAGCCTTGGTGCTTACTATACTTGTGATCCAGTTCATACTCGCGGCCTCTCAGTAAGTTCTCGGGATTGATTTTATCATTATGATACAGCCAACTCTCTCGTGTAATGCGATCAACTACCCCTTCGTAAATGGCCCACTTGGGTTGTTGTTCGGCAGGAATAGTAGATTTAGCCTTAGAAACATTATTGCCCTTAGTGCGACGCCACTGCTCATCTGTATGAAGTTCAGCAAGTTTCTTATTGCCTTTATCGCTCATACGCTTCATATGGGCTCTGCGTTCCTCCTTGGTCATATTCTGTTGGCGGGCCGCTTCAGCCTTTTTAACAAAGCCGGGACATTGGGTAATTTTCTCAACGCATCTCATTTGTTTGGAGTTGAAACTTATCCATTGTGCTTGACATCCGCACAAAAAACAAGTATCATTAGGGGTAGGTTTGTTTAACTCAGGCATAACTTATCTCTCTATCGTTATATTATTTATCAACAACCTTAAAAAAGGAAGCAAATCATGGCACAACCAAGCTGGTTAGCTAAGTATCTTAAACTAAAACCTGAAGTAAAAACAATCTTTGAAGATTTAGAAGTTTACGAAAGGTTCTGTAAAGATTACGGTTATCCTTACGATGAGAAACATCTATACAACGAACGCACACCATATGGTGAGTATCTTAAAATGGTACGTGGCCGTGAACCGTGGGATCAATGGCGCACTCCTAAACGTGATCGTAAAGATTTTAAACCACGAGATACTAACTGGAAACCTAGAGACTAATGTACAGGGTTAGTTACTATATATCGGGTAGTAGCAAGATTGCTAAAACTTTTGCTACGTTAACAGAAGCTATAAAATTTAGTAACAGTCATGCTGTTGGCCTAAATAATCTATATCAAATCATCAAAGAATAATATGACAAATCCATTTCGAGACCAAGAGAAGTTTATGACTGCTTGCGATCAAACCGTAGAAGGTTGGAACGAGGCACAGTTTAATTTATATAATAGATTAATTGCCGAAGAAGTAGACGAGCTTGATGTTGCTGTCGCTAATAGTGATAAAGTAGAAACACTAGATGCACTCGTTGATATCCTGGTTGTTACTATAGGTGCTATACACTCAATGGGTGCAGATGCTGAAGGTGCGTGGAAAGAAGTCATGCGTACTAACTTTGCCAAGATTGATCACGATACGGGCAAAGTTCGCAAGCGTGAAGATGGTAAAGTTTTGAAACCACTAGGTTGGACTCCCCCGGAACTAGCTCAATTTGTTAAATGAAACTATATAAAATGCGTAAATTATTCTACTGTGGACTTGAGTCGTACAAAGCCCGCTACACACTACAACTACAAGATTGGAACGAACGTGTATTTAAGCGTCGTGGTATTGATTATGTTATTGTAGAAGGTGAAACTTTAGACACCGATAAAGCAATCGTTACTGGGCAGGTTTTGGACGCTCACGGGCGTACTTACTATTCAATGACTCAAATGGCCAATCTGGTCAAAATGATGAAACAAGGAGAAATAACAAATGAAGATGTTATCTATTTCGAAGATATGTTCACATCCGGTATCGAGAGCTTGCCTTATATTATGGATCAAATCGATCCTGCTCACCGTCCTCGTATTGCTGTTCGCTGTTTGGCACAAAGTATCGACCCTGATGATTTCGTTCATGTATGGGGTATGCAAAAGTGGATGGGACTTTATGAAAAAATGGTGGATAGTTTTGCGGATATTATTCTAGCGTCAAATGAAGAAATGGCCATGCACATGAAGGTTGCTGGGTGGGAAGGCGATATCTATAATATCAGTGGCCTAGCATTTGGCAAGGACGAAGTACGTGCAAGAGTGCCAGGTGAACTAAAACCATTTGAAGAACGTGCTATGCGTGTAGGCTTTGCGGCTCGGTGGGATCAAGAGAAGCAACCAGACTTCTACATGGACTTAATTGAAGCATGGAACGATAACTTCCATTTGCCTCGAGTAGAGTTCTGTATCTTTAGTGGTGCTAAACTTAAATCAAACAATGACAGCTATATGGCTCGTACACGTGACTTACAAGCTCGTGGCCTATTGACTGTATACGAGGACTTAGAAAAGAATGATTATTATAATTTGCTTAACAATTCTCGTGTACTATTTAATTGTGCGTTACAAGACTGGGTTTCAAATACCGTATCTGAAGCGGATACACTTGGATGTAATGTTCTTTATCCTGCTTATCGTAGCTTTCCAGAAACTTTTTCTAACGATCATACAAGACTTTATACCCCCTGGTCATTAGAAGATGCAATGAGCAAACTAAACACATTGTTACAAAAACCACATGCCCAACAAGGTCGTATCAGCGACTGGACTAATGGTACCATCGATCGTATTGTAGATATTCTAGAAGGCAAAGGCGAATCGTGGAAGCGTATGAGTACAGATTATCGAAAACATACACACGAATCTAAATATTAATTAAAAGGAGAAGTTATGTCAGTTACAGAACAGAATTTACAAACCGCATTTGCCGGTGAGTCACAAGCTCATATTAAGTATCGGTATTTTGCAAAAATGGCCCGTGCCGAAGGGTTTGAAGAAGTTGCTAAACATTTTGAACACACCGCCGATCAGGAATTATTACACGCCTGGGGACACTTGGAGTTAATCGTAGGTAAACCTACAACCAAAGAGTGTTTAGAAATGGCCATTGAAGGCGAAACATATGAGTATACTACAATGTATCCTAATATGGAAGCCGACGCAATGATGGAGGGCTCAAACGAAGTAGCAAAAGAAATACGTGGACAAATTGAAGAAAGCAAAGAACATGCTGCAGAATTTGCCGAAGTATTGGCCAAGGCACAAAAACGTTTTAAAGCACTTAAAGGTGTAGAAAAGCGTCATGCAGAAGCATATCAACAAAAATTGGAGACACTATAATGGAACACGTATGTATTGTATGTGGACACGTACACGATGAAGCAACAGAAGGTAAATGGGACGAGTTGCCGGACAACTTTGAATGTCCAGAATGTGGTTGCGGTAAAGAAGATTATACTGAAGTATAATGGCCACCGGAAACCCCCGGGTATTTGCTCAACAACGTGTTGAAGAACCGCCATCATTCTATATAGAAGGTCCTGCCGAAAAAAACATTGTACTACATTGTGGCAACGAAGAAATGCTCAGGATTGCCGAAGATGGCTTTTATGTACGTGGTGTTCGACTCAAACAGGATGACAAAGAAATCAAAGAAGTGTATAATTGCTTTAAGGAATGGTTAACTTGGTCAACAATGAATAGGATTTAAAATGTCAGGCACAAAAGAAATCACAGCAGAACAATTAGTAGAAGTTCTTAAATTTACACCGCGCACATATAAAATCAGTATGTGGGGCTACGGTGGCGAGAAGGTTATGGGCACAACCACACAGGAAGTTTGGGACTACTGTATGGACAACCAAGTCGACCTATCAGACCTTGCGTGGAATAGTGACGCTGCCGAAGACATGGGCTTAGACGAAGATATGTTGCCATTTCCCCCGGGTAGTTGGTACGAGTGCGATGACATGGCACATACTAACGGTGTTAGTCGTAATGCTGGTACTATACAAATTGAAGACGAAAACGGTGAAGTGGTGTTTGAACGTAGTTTAGAAGATTGTGATGGCGGTGAAGATAGTCCGGAGTGGTCATGCTTTGATGAAGCATGGATTGGTAGTAAGCCCGCGGGTACTGTAGTGTTTGTTGGTTGCAGTAACGAAAAAGGCACGTTCTTTGAAGGCGAAATAGAACTTAAGGAGCCATTTGACATTACTCGACTAACACTACAGTACGATGAAATTGACGGCGAAGAACTAGTTAATAGTGTA